TAAGAAGTCAGCTCCTGCATATAAAAAGACTTCTATGAACAGAAAGAAAGGTATGTAATGTGCGCGACTTGCGGCTGTGGGGATCCAAAGAACAAGCACGGGATGAAGACAGTAACGGCGGCGAACAAGAAGTTTGCTGCCAAGAAGGCTGCACCTGCAAAGGCTAAGAAAGCCTCTATGGTTAAAAAGAAGGGCATGTAATGGCACACGATGACAAAAAGTGGACCAAAGGCATGACCCCTGCTCAAAAGAAAAAGTTTGAGAAAAAAGATGAAAAGAACGACGCTAAATTAGCTAAGAAGATTAAGAAGAAGTAAATGAACAACAAAAATGGGTTAAAGTCATCGCTTGGTAAAGCTATAAAAATAGCCGCCAAAAAGCCTGTTAGGAACATGAGTTCTACTCAGGTTATGGGTGGCCCAAAGGTTAAAAAAATTGTGACTAAGACCGTTCACTTTGACGGTCCAACACAAACTACGGCAAGTAAGCCTAAAAAGAAGTAAGCGATTAGCCCCCGAAAGGGGGCTTCTTGCTTTATGATTTAATTGATTCCGTGCGGGATCAAAGCTCTACCCCTGCGTATTACGATGCCCTACTCCGATTGGAGATTGCCATGCCCTACGATAAAAAAGTAGATGGTCCTGACACTGTTGAGTTCATTAAAGCTGCAACTCAAGGAATGATGTCGGCAAAGGATAGTAAAAAACTTTGGTATGGCTTAGCGGGTGCGTATACAGCGGGAAGAGTGCTTCGACGTGTTACTAACAAGTAAAGAAGCCGACTTCCTTTCTCAAGAAGCTGTAGATGAAATGCTTCCAGTTCTTAAAGCAAGTCTTAAAGACTTTTCGCTGTCCGCAGGCTGGCCTGTAAATCTTGTAGACGCCCTAGAAATTAGCTACGACTATGGAATTCTCTACATCAGCTGCTCAGATGAAGCCTCTTTTGAGGCAATCCAAAACCTAGAGTACGGCGATGGTGGAAACCCAAACGCCGTCCTACGACCTTTTGCCGATAGAGCTGACAAATATATTGCAGACATAATTGGATTAAAATCTGTTATGTATGTTTTAGAAGAAGGGGTGGGCCTCTAATGGGTAATCCTTTTATTGTTGCCGAAGACCTAGCTATTAAAACTCTACTTAACGGTATGACCGTGTCGGATGAAAAAAACGCCGCTCGTCAAGTTAAAATTTGGTTTGGCTACCCTGACGTTGAGGTTAGAACTCAAGACTTTCCGTTTATTACTATTGATCTTATTGACATTGTCCCGGCAAACGACCGCCAAACACAGGGTCGTTTTTCTGATACCGACAACCGAGGAACTCAAACTCCTGTTGCCAACTATCTTTTTACCTACGACGTGCCTGTTGCTTACGACCTAATTTACCAAATCATGTCTCACGCTAGGCATCCTCGACATGACAGAGCAATTATGCTCCAGTTAATGAGAAAATTTCCATCAAAGTTCGGGTACTTGGTTGTACCTAATGAACTAGGGACCGAAAGTTCCCGACGTCATATGTTCCTTGATGGATTTACAAAACGGGATACGGCAGATAGCGATACTGGAAACAGACGCCTTCTCCGTAACGTGCTAACAATTAGAGTAATTAGTGAGATGTCTGCTGAGCAGGCTACCGCTAAACTGGCTGTAAGCACCGCTTCTGTGAACACTACAAACTCGAACATCCCTTCTAACTACAATCCGGTTCAATAACTCGCACCTATGTATATAACTAAGGAGATAAATTAATGCCATTTAGTCGCCCTGGGGTTTACGTTCAAGAGACGATTAATCCCGTTCAAACTATTGCTGCACCACTATCAACAACAATTGCTGCTTTTTATGGCGCCAATGACAGAGGCCCATTAACACCAGCTCTTGTTAATAGCTGGAGTGAGTACACAAAAATTTTTGGTACTTACAATACAACTGCTGGAAATGAACTTCCTCTAGCGCTGTACACATTCTTTCAAAACGGTGGAAACCGTGCATACGTTGCTCGTGCCGTAGGTGCGGGTTCAGTATCTGCATTTAGAACCATTAACGACCGCGCAGGTACACCAGCCGCTACTCTTCGTATTCAGGCTCTTAATGCTGGTACTTGGGGTAACGATTTAAACGTTTCAATTACAGACTCAACAACAGCTAACCTATTTAACTTAACTGTTTTTAAAGGTGGAAATACAGATGCTGAGATTGTTGAAACATTTACAGACCTATCAATGACAACATCAAATGCTCGTTATGCGCTGTCTGTAATTAACAGCACATCTAACTTTGTAATTGCTTTAGATCAAGGCTCAGCTGCTACTGGTGGAACTAGAAACCCAGCATTAGTTGCTAACGGAGTGTTAGCTACTGGTGCAAACGGTGGAAACATTGCCAGCATCAGCACCTATTCTGTTTTTGACACAATACTTAACTCACTAACTCTTAATGTTGCAGGTCGTACTGACGCTACATCAATAAACGCAGCAATTACTTATGCAGAGGCTCGCGGAGATATATTTGTTGTTATTGACGGATCAGACCTTCCGGTAGGAAACGCTGCAACATCTAGCACACAGCTAAACCTTGCATCAACTTACACACCAAGTTCGGCTGCCGCTGTCTACTACCCACGTATAATTATTGCTGACCCAACAGTTGGAGTTGGCGGTTCTTCTACCGCAGTACGTAGTATTGGAGCTGGAGGCGCTGTTGTTGGTTTATATGCCGCAACAGATTCATCTCGCGGAGTGTTTAAAGCACCTGCTGGTCTTGGAGCTAGAGTTTCTGGAGCAGTTGCGGTTACCAGCTTAACTAATGCTGAGTTGGATCTTATGAACTCAACAGCTGCACCTGTAAACGCAATTAAGTTTGTTCCAGGTACTGGTATTTGTGTTATGGGAGCTCGCACACTAAAAGCGGGAACTCTAGACAAATACGTTCCAACTCGTCGTACACTTATCTACTTGAAGAAGGCTTTATCAGACCTTACTCAGTTTGCTGTTTTTGAGCCAAACACACCAGAAACCCTGCGTCGTGTTAATTCAACAATTAGCAGTTTCCTCACAGCTTTCTGGTCACAAGGGGGTCTCGCAGGTGCAACACCTCAACAGGCCTATTTCGTCCAAGCTGACGCAGGAAACAACCCGCAGGTATCAATTGACAATGGTGAACTTAACATTGCGGTTGGTGTTGCCTTACAGCGTCCAGCGGAATTCATTGTCATCAAGATCGGTCAGTTTGACGGTGGAACCACCGTTACTGTGGCGTAAAGGAGATAAATAAAAATGCCAAGCAGTATTATTAATCGCTTCTCAACATTAGCGACTGATCCATTACGTAGCTTTCGGTTTTATGTCGAATTCAACAAAGTGGGTACAGACGACGTATTTACAAACAAGATTGAAACGTCTAACTCTGCTACAACAGCAAGTGGACAGTCAAACGGTTGGGTAGGCGGTTTTAGCTCAATCAGTGGTTTAAACATCACTACTCAATCAATTCAGTACCGTGAGGGTGGTTATAACACCACTGTTCACCAGGTGCCTGGAATGACAACATTTAGCCCAATCACGCTACAACGTGGTGTGCTTTACGGAAATGACCAAGCTCAGGCTTGGATGCGTGGATTGTTTGCAGCTGTAGCTGGAGATGGACTTTCAGTAGCAGCTAAGAGCTTCCGCGTTAACATGAAGATCTATGTAATGGACCACCCAAATGCTGGCGCTACAAATGCAAACACCCCAAAAATGGGCTTTGACATCCGTAACGCTTGGATTACACAGTTAAACTACACAGATCTAAACGCAAATGACGGAGCTATTCTTTACGAATCAATGGCTCTTGTTCACGAAGGTTTGTCAGTATTCTTTACTGATGCAAACTTCACACCAATTAGCAGATCAACACTAGCGTAATCAATCAAATAGGAGTATAAAAAGTGGCTGAAATAATTACCGACGCAGAACTTGTATCACAGTACGCTGAAAAGGCTATGAAGGAGCCCGAGAAACTCGTAGAGACTCGGGCCCCTTCCGCCTCTGAAGTTGAATTGCCTGGAGGGTATATCACCCTTGATGGCGTCCTTATTACTACCGCTGAGGTTAGGGAACTAACCGGCGCTGATGAGGAAGCAATTGCAAAAGCAGGATCTACAGCTAAATCTCTTCACGTTCTTTTAGAGCGTGGTTTGGTAAAGCTTGGAGATAAAGAGGTTACTAGGGACGACATTGATCTATTGCTATCTGGAGACAGAGACGCAATTCTTCTTGGAATCCGTAGAGTCACTTTTGGTGAGGCGTTAGACCTAAAACTTCGTTGCCCAAATTGTAACGTTGAACAACAATCCGATGTGCATCTGCTTAACGATGTACCTTTTAAAAGTCTTAAAGACAGAGTAAATGATCGTAATTGGGTTGTTGAAACAAAATTAGGAAAAGTAGCTCTTCGTCTACCAACAGGTTCTATTCAAAAAAAGCTTATGGAAAATACTCAAATGAGCGTTCCAGAAGTAAACACTATTTTGTTAGCTGGCTGTATCACATCAATTGATGGAGAGATGTCTATTGGTAACGCTGGGCCTCTTGCTTTGGGTATGTCAGACCGCTCAAAGATTATTGACTCAATATTAGAAAGAAATCCAGGCCCACGCCTTGGGGAGGTGAGCAAGGTCTGCAAGGCATGTGAGGAAAAGATTGAAATCCCACTTAGCCTTGTAGATTTGTTTCGTCTATAGCCAAGTCACATACGATCTACTTTTAGATCATTATGAGATTTTGACTAGAACGTTTACGGGTTGGACTTTAACAGAGATTAAAAACCTTTCAGTTAGAGAAAGACAAAACTGGTTAGAAAGAGCGCAACGGTTTAACGGAAGGAAGTAGCTGTGGCAGACCCAAGAAGCGGTATGAACCTACCGGCACCACGAGCTTTGCAAAGCCTTGCAAGTATAAAGACTGCTGCGCTCGATGCCGGTTCAGCCGTTGGCGGAGTCCTGCAAAAAGTAAATACTACTGAAAGCCGCGCTGTTGCCGTTTATCAAGGCGGTGGATCTACAAGCTCTAATCAAATTGCACCGTCCCCACGTTTTACTCCGCCAGCTACTCCAATTGTTCCAGTTGCCGGAGGCGGAGGCGGTAGTCGCGGACCTGGATCATTTGGTGGATTTGGGTATGGGGACGACGACGACGATAATAAAGTATTTAAACAACCTATTAGTTATGGCCGTAACTTAACTAACTATGTAAAACAAAACCCAGCCGCTGCAATGCTTTATGCAGGCGCTGTTGGCGCTGGAGCTTTATCCTCTACCGAAGAAGTTACACAAGCTGAGTTAATGTTGCAAGGTGCTGCTTTCTTTTCCGGAGATTACAACGGTAAAGATAGAAGATACAGCGGAAATATGGAAATGGGTTTTCCGCTTAATAAAAACTTCAGAACCGGTGGAAGTAAAGATTATGAAACTATGGGCCGGTTTCAAAGTGATATATCTCGTACAGGTACAGTAAACAATAAAATGGACGCTATGACGGCGCTTGTTGCCGCTCAAAGCTATGGACTTACAGGTGCTAACTTTACACAAGGCGCAGCTGGCGGTTTACAGGGCAGCGTTATGGGTGGTATTGCAGCTGTCTCTAACATTTTGCCGGGTGCGGGAATTGAAGGAACAACAAGAGCATATGGAGCGCAACAAGCTGCTCGAAATGTAAATATGCTTCGCGGTATAGGTATTCGTATTCGTGATGAAGACGGCAATATGAAACCGCCAGATCAGATAATTGATGATATCTGGAAAAAGATTTGTAAAGACTATGCTCAAGCGTACGGCGCAAGCAAAACACCTAGCCAGCGCGAAGTAATGATTGGTTTACAGCCAGGTAACTCGTTGTATTCAATGCTTGATATTTATTTTGGTGGAGACCCAATTCTTCGTCAAATGATGATTAACGGTTTAATTTATAAAGCGCGTACCGGTGGCGCAGCTATTACAAAAGAAACAGCACTTGACGCTGGGGCAACAACTGAGTCTGTTGTAGCCAAGAGTCAGCAAAACGCAACTGCCGCTCAAGGTTTATTTCAAGTAGCAAAAGCTGGATCAGCTGGGTTTAAAACCGCATCACAAACATTAACAATTGGTGGTCTTTTGATGAACCAGTTGGACAATGTAACTGGTGTTTTGAAAGGCGCAACAAACGTAAAGGCATTTGCAGAAACTATGCTTAATGGCGGTAACGGTATGGGGCAAGATTTAGCTAAAGGCCTACTATCAATTCTTGGATTAGGCGGAAAAGCTAAAGGCGGAAAAGTTAATGACGAGATACCTTACATTGTCGGTGAGCTAGGCCCAGAGCTATTTATTCCAAAAACTGATGGTGTTATTATTCCGAATCACCTTACTGGTCGACGTAATAGACACCAAGGAGGTGGTGTTCACGCCGCACACGAAGGTAAAACCCTACAAGAAGCAGAAGTTAGAAACATTCTTGCACAAGCTGGTTTTGAGGGACAAGATTTAGAAAACGCGGTTGATGTCGCTAGAGCTGAGTCTAATTTTAGAACAAATGCCGAAGGTGATAAGGGACTAACCAGCAACACATGGGATTACAGTATTGGTCTATTTCAAATTCGATCCCTTAAAGACTATAAGAAATTTAATGACCCAAAGCGCGAACCTTTAGGTTTATACGACCCTCTTACAAACGCAAAAGCTGCAAAAGAAATCTTTGATGGCGGTGGTGGGCGTTGGGATAAAGCTTGGGTTAATACCTCTAGAAAACTAGGACTTACCGGTGTAGAAAGCGGAAGTTCTCCAAACCCAGAAGCGGTTGAAGAGGCCGTTGGCGTTCCTACACAAGAAAATGGTCAACCGGACTACATAGCCCAGCTTGGGGCCGCAGCTGCTTCAGGAGAACTTCAAAAAAAGCTTGCTAATTTTGACCCATCTTCTTTTACCAGCTCTCAACTTAGCCAATATTTTGGATCATCAGGTTTTGATGCAAATAAACCAACAACAGCTCATAATTATGGAGGCGTTACTATTAATATTAATGCGGCTGCTGCAAGTGCCAATGAAATTTCTAAATTAATTGAAAAGTTGTTAACAGAGGGAGCACTTATGCAAGCGGCGGCGAGTAAATAATGGTCTATGCAAACCTTAATGGTGGCGGCGGCTTTGCAACTACCGTA